ATTCCTCACGAGGGTGCTGCTCTTGAGATGCCTTTTCGTGTTGTCGATAAGCATTCTGATTCGAAATAATCTTTTTACCTAAAGGAGAGTCTTCAAAACCTTTAAGCCTTTTCTTCCTTACAATCCTAGGGCCACCCTTTGATTTGTCAGGTCTGTCTTTAGCGATGGCAGATTCGTCATACTCCGTTTCAACCTTAGCGTCCCCTGCCATAATTCTATACATCTTTGCAATAAACAGCTTTGACTTCTGAGTCAGAGAGTATCTTACTCTATAATTAAATCTGTTCTCATCTCTGAACCACATACTATCGTCTTCATAGCTAACAGCTCTTCTGTCGAAGTACTTAAACAAATATCCATCACGTACTAATGGGCCTATCAATTTGTCCTTAGTTTGGAAGTAGCTGACCTTTAGCTGTTTACCTAACCACTGACAAGTAAAGAATTCTAGGTCGTGCATAAAGAACAAAGCCTCTATCTGTCTAGGCTTTAATGTAGAGTTTTTCCTAGCCCATCGTATGGCTATATAGTAGAACTTAGCGGGAGAATCTGGTTTATTGTCAAGATATAAGAAATCACGAAACTTCTTATCCTCTTTTTTGTGGATTCGTTTAGATCCCATAATGAATTGAATTAAATGTATCTTTGTACAAAAGTACTTTATTATGGGAACACTTGCAGGAACAAAGGTAAAAGATGCCTACCCATCTCTTTTAAAACTAGAGAGTGGGACAATAACTACGTCTACTAAAGTTGTAGAGGATGGTGCGGGAAATGACTCTGCGCTTAAGATATCTTCATCCACCGTTGAGGTAGCTGGAACATTAAAGTTTGGAACAGCACCTACAGCTGGGACTTCAGAAGTTTCTGCCTTACTGTTAGATTCAAATAATAATGTTGTAAAAAGAACTTTAGGTGCTGCTGCGTTTACTACCGGAGAGTCTAACACTGGAACAGCTCCCATTGCTGTATCAGGAAGTAATGTTATATCCCTAAATGCTCCAACAACATTAAGTCAACTAACAGAGTCTACTGTAGCTATAGCTGATAGTTTCTTTATATATGATGCAAGTGCAACAGCTCATAAGTACATTACTATTCAAGACTTAAAAGATTATGTAACTACAGGAGTTACCGCTGCTGCCGCTGGTAGTACTACTCAGGTACAGTTCAATAATTCTGGTGTTTTATCGGGATCTCAATTATTTTCTTTTAGCACAGCCACCCTCTTTTATGGTGGTACTGATTTCGTTATAAGAGAAGCAAGTACTGGAAAAGCTTCCACATTTAGAAGGTCAGAAAGTTCGAATGTAGCAAATGGAGCTACTAACGCTATTATGTTTGCTGTCCCAATAGGTAGCTTTAAAGGAATGATGGTTGACTATGTTGTAAACATTGGTAATGAAACAAGAAAGAGGATGGGTACTTTTCACATTATATGGAACTCACAAAACACGTCAACAGCACCCATATCCTCAGATTCTGTAGCTGTACAATTAGGGACAACAACAACTGGGGAATTCACGCTTTCAGCAGCTATTAGTGATGATAATTCAAGTATAAATGTCAGAGCAAGTAATGGTGTGGGAGAAATTATGTACTTTAGATCAAGCGTTAAGTTGATCACTAATAATGAATAAAGAGGAAGAAGACAAGCTTGAGTTTTTTATAAAGGTTAGAGAGAAGTTTGAAGACATAGAGGATCTAGCAGATCATTATGGACTTAAGAAAGACTTTATGTCCGTAATGTGTGTTGGACTTATAGAAGAAGACATTTCTGTATTACGTTATAAGGTCAATGCTATTTCTAGTATCTTTGTCGACAATGAAAGTGAATTAGCATCTTTGATGTCTCATTTGGCAAGATCATATGATAAAGATAATTCTATTGATTTTAGTAATATAAACTATTGGCTAAATAAAGAAGGTGGAGATGCTTAAATTTAAATTAAAATGGAAATCATTCGTAAAATCATCGTGGGCAATGACCCTCTTAAAGCAATGGCTTATTACGTGGGCCAAAAAGCTGGGGCTGGTGAAGTAAATGCCATCTTACTAGACAGAAAACATTTAGATAGATATAAAGAGAGACGATATGTCATTTATATCAAAGACAAAAATGGGGACTTAGCCTTATGGAAGGCGGTAGAGAATGCTCCTGTATTACTTGAATTTGACTGTAACTTCTGATGAGACCACTACATAACTTTATAGTTCACGTTCCAGAGACCGTGAAGGAAACAAAAAAGATTGGAGACGTAGAGATCTATATCGAAACTAAATTCAATGAGTTTGAACACCGTGTTATGGAGGGCGAGGTTGTTGGCATTCCAGAAAAGTACAAAACACCAGTAAGTGTTGGAGACACATTGTATTTTCATCATCACGTTGTGATCACCCCTCAGATAGTTGACGAAAAGAATAAACTATATCAAGTAAACTTTAGTCCAGAGGGTGGGCATTTAACACAATCATATGTTGTTAAGAAAAAAGACACTGATGAAATCATAGCTTTAAATGATTGGGTTTTTTTAGACCCTATTGAACCTGAAGCTAAATTAAAAAGCGATATAATTGAAATTGTTTCTTTTGAGGAAGTTCCAAACATCAAAGGGAAGATTATGTATGCTAGTGATAAAATTAAAGAACTGGGATTAAAAATTGGAGATGTCGTTTGGTTTACTAAAAACTCCGACTATGAAATGCAAATTGATGATAAAAAACTATGGAGAGTGCTAATTCAAAATCTAACAATAGTAGAAAAGTAAAATTTACAACAGCTAAAGCATCAGTAGATTTAATTAAAGCTATGGAGTCAGCAATTAGAAATATGACTTCTGAAATACAAAAGCCTGTAGATCAAGAAATTACGGGGTCTGCTCGTAAAGCAGAACTTCAAGCCATCAAGGATACTGCATTGGCTTGCAAGGATTTAATTATAGAACGTCAAAAACTAGAAGAATTAGTCTCTTCATTGGGAAAGAATGGAGAAATATCTAAAGAAATAGATTATCGAGGCGGTTTTGCGGAAAAATTCGTTAAAAAATAATGGCGGGTCTTAATATTATAGATGATCAGGCGATTATTAATGTTTGTTTTAATAATACAGAGGGAGATATAGAAGAAATTGCTTGTTTAAACATACAACTGCCTAAGCAACCTAAAAAGAAAGACATACTCTTTAACGACTTCCCTAAAAAAGAACAGCACTGGAGAAGGTACGATATGCCTAAAGATTTAAATACTGTAACTTCTATGGAAGATTGGTATTCAGCTCCTAAAGAATTCCAACAGAAATATGCTCCATACATAGAACAAGAATTTAGAAGAAGAAGAGAAGGCGTATGGTTTTACAATAATGGTGTTCCAACATATATTACTGGCCATCACTATATGTTTTTGCAATGGAGTAAGATAGATATCGGATATCCTAGCTATTTGGAATTTCAAAGAAGACTCTTCCTTCATTTTTCTGCTTGTGAAACTGATCCAAGATGTATGGGTCAGATATATACTAAGTGCAGAAGATCTGGCTACACGAATATGAGTTCTAGTATTATGGTAAATGAAGCTACTCAAGTAAAAGAAAAGCTGTTAGGTATAATGAGTAAAACAGGAACAGATGCTCAAGCTGCTGTGTTCTCAAGCAAGGTAATTCCTATATATAAGTCTTATCCGTTTTTCTTTCAGCCTATTTTAGATGGCACAACAAACCCTCGTCAAGAGTTAGCCTTTAGAGAACCATCAAAGAGAATTACAAAAAAAAATAAGAGTGTTCAAAAAGGAGAAGCTCTAGACACAATAATAAATTGGAAGAATACTGTTAGTAATGCGTATGATGGATCAAAGACTCACCTTCTGTTTTTAGATGAAGCGGGTAAGTTTGAAAAAGGAATTGATATACGTGAAGTATGGAGGATACACAGGACTTGTCTTTTGGTAGGTAGAAGGGTGATTGGAAAATCATTGGTAGGATCTACGGTAAATCCTTTAGATAAAGGTGGTCGTGAATACAGAGACTTATATCGAGATTCGGATCCTTCAGACAGAAACGAAAACGGGAGAACAAAAAGTGGTCTTTACTCAATATTTATTCCTGCCTATGAGGCACTAGAAGGTTTCTTTGACACCTATGGCAATCCTATCATTGACGACCCCGATTCAATGATGATAACTGAAGATGGTACTCCTACAGAAATAGGGGCTAAGACTTTTTTAAAAAATGAACGTAAAGGGCAACAACATAACAGCTATGAACTCAATGAGATAATCAGACAGTTTCCTTTTACTGAAGAAGAGGCGTTTAGAGATTCTACAAAAAGTAGCCTATTTAACATACAGAAGATTTATGAGCAGACTCAGTATAATGATGATCTGTATCCTAATCCAATTGTTGTAGGAAATTTTGTTTGGGAAAACGGAAAACAAGACACTAAAGTTCTTTTTAAACCAGATACTAATGGCCGATGGAGAGTAAGCTGGCTCCCTCCAGCAGATCTGAGAAATTTAAAAAAAATAGAGAACAACAAGATTGTTCCTCCCAATAATACTTTAGGATGTGGAGGTGTTGACTCATATGATATAGACACTACTGTTGACTACAGATCTTCAAAAGGAGCTTGTCATATTTACAATAAATTTTCTATACAACACCCTTCCAATATGTTCGTTGCTGAGTATGCAAGCAGACCTCCATTAGCGAAAATATTCTATGAAGATATTCTTATGGCTGCTAAGTTTTATGGTTATCCAATACTTATAGAGAACAATAAATACGGTATTGCCAGATACTTTGAGTCAAGGGGATATGATGGGTATCTTATGGACAGACCTGCTCATTTAGTGGCAGCTTCTAATCATATAAAAACAAAGACAAAAGGTATCCCTTCCAATTCACAGGATATTATACAAGCTCACGCTCAGGCAATTGAGGCTTATATTCACGATCACGTAGGGGTGCATCACGAGACTGGAAACTATGGAAATATGTATTTCAACAGAACTTTAGAAGATTGGATTAACTTTAAGATTGATGATCGTACTAAATTTGACTTATCAATATCTAGTGGATTAGCTCTTATGGCAGCGCAAAAAAATGTTAAACAAAAAATCAAAACAGACTTTGAAAGCAGAGTGTTTTTTAGGAAAGTACGCCCAATTAAGCGTTAATTCTTATCTGTATCTTTGTACACAAAGCATTTACTAAATGGATTACACTGGAAACTCATCTAATTATGAGTCTATTTTCCCTGACCCGTTAGCAGAACAGCCCAAAAAGCTTACAAAGCAATATGGGCTACAGTATGCTAAGGCTGTATACTCTCAATGGGGAGGCGTAGATATTGACGGCTCTTTATACGCCAGAAGGTGGAAAGAGTTCGAGGTGTCAAGAGATTACGCAAATGGTACTCAAGATACTTCAATATATAAGCAAATATTATCTTCTTTAGATCCTAACAACGGAGACGGATCTATGCTGTCTTTAGACTGGACTCCAGTGCCAATAGTCCCTAAGTTTGTAAAGATTGTAGTAAACAAAATACTTTCTTCTAAGATGTACCCCAATGTAGAGGCAATAGATCCTTTATCTAGGAGTGAAAAAGATATAGAAAAAAACAAAATTAAAATTCGTGTTGAAGAAAGAGAAAGCATTGAGGAAGCAAAAGCTTCTGGACTAAAAGTAAGAGTAGACCCTTCTCAACTTCCTGACACCCCAGAGGAGGTAGAGATATTTTTAGAGTCTAATTTAAAGACTGCTGCTGAAGTTGCATCACAGATAGGTATTAATCTAACCCTTTCTTGGAACGATTTTGATGAGCGTATTTATAGGAGAAACGTAGAAGATTTAGTAAATGTAGGTATGGCTGTCGTTAAAAGAGAGAATGACCCTAACTACGGTATTGTAACTAAGTATGTTGACCCCGCTTACTTTATTCATAGCTATACTGACGATCCTAACTTTTCCGATATTGTATATGCCGGGCATATTGAAAGGCTTTCCATATCTGAGCTAAAGAGAATAGCAGGAGATCAGTTTACAGAAGATCAGTATAAGAATATGGCCAAGACGGTAATGAATCGTTACGGCAACAATCCAAATGTCATCGGATCTTCAACATACGATGGTAACCTTGATAGATATAACTACGGATATGACGAGTATACTATACAGGTTATGGACTTTGAGTTCGTGAGTGTAGACAATGTAATATTCGAAAAGAAAGAATCTGCTTACGGAAACATTGGTTTCTACCACAAAGGAAACAAGTATGCTGCACCAACAAATAGTGTATATGACAGAGAAGCTGTTTATATGCAGAATGCTACATTATATGGCGGTTGCTTTATAATAGGAACAGATCACATATACAATTATGGTTTAAAGAAGAATGTACCAAAGAATGTACACGATTTAAGCCGTACCCGTATGAGTTATAGTGCGATTGCAACAAACATCCGAAGAATGATCCCTAAATCCATAGTTTCTGGAGTAATAGGATTCGCAGATCAGCTACAATTGTCTCACCTCAAGATTCAGCAAGCAATTGCTAAGGCAAAGCCAGACGGTCTTCTTGTCGATATCGAAGGACTAGAAAATGTCCAATTAGGTCGGGGAGGAGAGTTGCAACCACTAGATATTCAAGACATCTACGAACAGACAGGTGTCTTCTATTATAGGAGCAAGAACCCGGAAGGCGGATTTCAGAATCCACCCGTTCGTCCTTTGGACAACACCATCAGAAACATCAATGAGCTTATAGCTCTATACAATCATTATTTGAGAATGATTCGTGATGCTACGGGTATTAATGAGGTTATGGACGGAACATCTCCAAAGGGAGATCAGTTAGTGGGTGTTAGACAACAGCAATTAGCGGCAGGAAATAACGCTTTGTATGATATAACAAATGCTTCTTTAGTTTTATACAGAAGAGTATGTGAGGATATAGTTAAATGCTTACAGATAATGCCTGCTAAAAGCATATTATATCAGTCATATGAAAAAGCTATAGGTAAAGAGAATATGAGTGTTCTTAGCTCTTTCTCCAAGTTACCTATGTACAATTTTGGTGTTCGTGTCGTTAGCGATATGAATGACGTAGACAAGGCTTACTTAGAGCAAAATATTCAAGTAGCTTTAGCTCAAAAAGAAATTGATTTAGAAGATGCGATTGCCATTAGGCAGCTAAGAGATATTGATCAGGCAGAAAGATTATTGGTTGTACGTAGAAAAAAGAGAATCAAACAACAGCAAGAAACTGCTGCTATGAATTCTCAGATGCAAGCACAAATGAATCAGCAAACGGCTATGGCTAGTTCTCAAGGAAAGATGCAAGAAGAGCAGATGAAAGCTCAGATTGACGCTCAAAGAATACAGATAGAGACTCAGGCAAAGGCTCAACTTATGCAATTGGAGTATGAACTTAAGATGCAACTTGAAAATCTAAAAGGTAACTTCGGGATTGCAGAGCAAAGAATAGAGTCTGGCGTTAAGCAAAACTTAGAAAACGAGAAAGAGGATCGTAAAGATGATCGTGTCAAAAAACAAGCTGTTCAACAAAGTAAGTTAATCTCTCAAAGAAAAGGAGAAAGATCTGAACTTGAGGATGAAGAGAATATTGTAGACGTTCTCCTCAATGAAGAACAGCAATAGGCGAAGGTAACACGCCCCCTTTCTTTTTGTAAATTTGTGCTATGGCAGTACAAGTAGATTTTAGAATAGCTCCAGAGGATCAGTTTACATTATTTGATCCAAGCACAAAGAAAAACAAAACAGTTACTTATTTCACGTTACTCGCTAAGATACGTGGGGCTGTAGGTGGTAGTGCTGTTGGTGGTGGATTTTCTCCATCCATAACAGGCCCCTTAAACAATCAGTTAATAGTATATAACTCCCAAGAAGATCAATGGGAGAATAGAACTGTAGGTATTTTTAATCGATTTATCGTCTCTGGCCAAACGGACGTTGTCGCATCTTCATTAACCAACTCACTTACTTTTGCTGGAGGATCAGGGGTTACAATATCTACAAATGCTACTACAGACACCATAACTATAAACTCCACAACTGGAACTGTTACTAGTGTAAATATGTCTGTCCCTACAGGGTTTGCTGTAAGCGGTAATCCTGTTACTTCAACAGGGACATTGGCTTTAGGTTTTGATACTGGATATAGTCTACCTACAGATGCTACTCAAGCCACTTGGACAGCAGCATATAATGAGACTATTACCTCTGCTGCTTTTGATACAGCAAACGGAGTTATCACTCTTACTAAAAGAGACACGAATACTATAACTGTAGATATAGATGGAAGATTCATTCCTCTTAGTCAAAGAGCCGCTGCTAATGGTGTGGCTACTCTTGATGGTGGTGGAAAGATTCCAGCTTCACAATTACCATCTAGCGTATTTCTTTACTTAGGAACGTGGAATGCGAATACTAATACGCCAACCCTTGCTGATGGTACAGGAACATCAGGAGATGTGTATCGTGTAAGTGTTGCCGGTACTCAAAACTTAGGTAGTGGAAATATATCTTTTGAAATAGGAGATCTATGTATATATGATGGTGCTGACTGGCAGAAGTCTGACTCTACAGATGCCGTTACTTCAGTAAATGGATTAACGGGTACTGTCGTTTTAGGGGTCAATAATATTGATGATGTAACTATAACATCTATAGCCGACAATCAATTCCTTGTTTACGATTCATCTAGTAGTAAATGGAAGAATGAAACTGTTTCTTTACATACGGGTACAGGTACAGGAGGCACGGTAGCTGGGTGGCAAGGCTCTGGATCATCCTCAACATTAGGTAATACACCAATAACATTTAGTGGGACTTCTTTAACTACAGGAGGAGACACTACACTTGGTGGTAATTTGCAATCTAGTTTAGGTAATATTTCTTTTGGAGATTCTACTAGTACTGGAGTAGGTAGAGCTAGATTTGGAGTAGGGTCTGATTTACAGATTTATCACGATGGTTCTAATAGTTATATAGATGAATCAGGTACAGGAGCTTTATATATACAAAGCAATATAGTAAACTTAAGAAGCTCTACTGGTGAATGGTTTATGGAAGGTATTGCAGATGGCGCAGTAAACCTATATCACAATAATGTTAAAAAGTTTGAAACTACAAGTTCGGGAGTTACAGTAACAGGAGGTATTCTTTTACCTAACAATAATGACATTGGCTGGGACGGTGGATATAGTGCTGGTAAACCCACACTAGCGGCAGTTGGAACTACCATAAGAATGTTTCCTTCAGGTTCAGTAAGTGGTGAGCAATTTTCATTAACGCCAACAACAGCAACCTTTGCAGGAGACGTTAGTTTAGCCGATAATAAAAAAATAAAACTAGGAGCAGGGGTTGATTTAGAATTATATTCAAATGGTGCAGATGGATATGTTGTTGCACCTGTTGATGATTTAGTATTACAAGCAGCTGATGATATTTTTATATATACTCAAGGTGGTGAAGATGCTATAATTGCAAGAGGTAATGCTCAAGTAGAGATTTATCATAATAATGCAAAGAAATTTGAAACAATAAGCGGAGGTATAAAAGTTTTTGGTCAAGTAGATTTAGATGCAACCTCTGGAAATAGATTAAGATTTTATAATGGAACAACTTTTAAGGCTGGATTACAATATGTAACAACAGCTGGTGATATGATTAGTGGATCTGCAATAAATGATTTTGCAATAAGAAGTCAGAGTAATATGCTGTTTTCTACTGGAGGTAACACCGAAAGAATGCGCATATCTTCTACTGGAGCAGTAAAGTTAAATTCTTATGGATCTGGAACGCATAGTGGTACAGTTGCTAAAAACTTACAAATAGATAGTGCTGGAAATATCATAGAAACAGACCCGGCAGGATCAGGTGGTGGTACAGTAACTGGAACAGGAGTAGCTACAAGGGTTGCTTTTTGGTCAGGAACAAACGCCTTGACAAGTGATGCAAACCTTTATTGGGATAATGGTAATGATAGATTGGGTATTGGTACAGCTGCACCTACTCGCCTTTTACAACTTACAGATGGTGAGCCAATTTTACGATTTAACCCAACTACGGTTTCTGGAGATTATCTGTTTCACGCTGGAGATGGTAAATTATACGTTACACCTGAAGCAACAGGTGTTCCAACAATGACATTTTCTTCAGGAAAAGTAGGAATTGGGACTACGAGTCCATCTAATAATTTTGTAGTTGCAGAAGGTACAAATCAACACGGAATAGAATTAGTTCCCGGAACTTTAAGTTATATTCAAGCATACGATAGAGCAACTTCTGATTATGGGGATTTAAAAATAGATGCACAAACAATAGCTTTTGGTACTGATAATGGTTCTGAGAGAATGCGTATTGACGCTTCAGGAAAAGTAGGAATTGGCACTGATAATCCTTCTGCAAAACTTGAAATACATTCAGCTACAAACTCAAATGCTTTTGTCATAAAAGAAGATACGGATGACACTTTATCTTTCAAGATGGAGATAGACAGCAGTGATAATGCTGTTTATAAGATGTACTCTAATGGTGAGCAAGGTCAAGTA